AGCTTTAACTCAGATGGGAATCATAATAACAGCATGTAACAATAACACAATTACATTTATGAAAGGAAATGCAGAATTCTCACTTAGAAAAGAACAATTAATAGAAGCACTGGAAGAAGTAATGGATTTTGATTCAAATATAATAAATTTCTCAACTCAATGTAAGGTAGTATTCAAAGATGGAAAACACATGGATGCTGAAGTTAAAATAGCAGGAAACCATATAGACAAGAAAAATCACATAATAGATGTAGTAGGAGCAATAAGTAATACACAATTTAGAAGTGATGTGAAGAAAAGTAATCTATCTAAGAGATACCAAGAAATTATAGAAGATGCAATATCAGCAGGAGGAACAGTCTTAACACAAGCTAAAATAGGATTCTATGCGTACAATACCAGAATAGTTGAAATAACACACAAAGGTAAAATGATAAATACATTCATGAACATAGACTAAGTGACATGGGAAGGAATAGAGATCAATTAAGGAACTAAAATAAGTGAGTATAAAATAGAATTCAGAACAATTCATAACGAAATCACAGCTCATATAACAAGAGAGATTTCAGGAAAATTAGTTGCAGAAAGGGACAATCCAGAATATTTGTTTAATCATAATAAGATTATAGTAGGGTCAGAAATTTAGCAAGATATATCATAAGATACAAATTTAGGGGGTAAAGTAAATATAATAGTTTAAGCAACAGAACAACAAAAAGATTTTATTTAAACTATGATCAAAAAGATTAACCAAGAATGCAAATAATTCAATATAATAGTAGTAACAAAGAAGTTCAAAGATCATTAACATCAAAACGCAAGTGTATACAAATTAATGTGCAGTTTATTACAGATAGCAATAACACTTAATTCAGTTAATATAAATAAATGTTAAAATATATTAAGTTGTGGAGCAATAAATAAAATATTTGTTTATTTGAATGCTATCTTGAAAAGAAATAAGTAATTATACAATGAAAAATACATCAAAAATTACTTAAATATTCAATAAGACTCTTTTAGAGATAATAATGCTTTAGAAATTGGAAAATTTGAAAACAGCAGCATATCAATAGAAGATTTATATTAAAGCACGATGACAATGGAATTAATGCCAGGAAGTATAGTAACAGTTATGAATCCAAACTTAAGAGAAAATATAAGTAATCAAGACATGGAATTAACTTTTGTGGGAGATACTAACGCTTAAAATTTAAAATAAAACAATAATAGACACACTTATTAAAATAATTCATTATTTTCAGTTAAGTAATAACCAGATAATTAATGTAAAATCACACATGAGCTAACAGGAGTAGTTTAAAATGCAAAAATGATACATGAAGTAGATGTAGATGGAATTTTCAGAAGATAAGTATTTGAAATTTTGGAAGACATACCCAAAGATATTAGTACACATATCTAAGTTCCTGCTTTTAAAACAACAGACACAGACTAAACATCAGGTGCAGTTTTAAATTTATTCATGAAAAGTCATACAACAGTTTCAATTCAAACAGGATTCTGTATGGAATTAGTAGAAGCAAAGAAATACAATACCTTAATACAGAAGATGGCAAGAGTAAAAGATATCAAAGATATAATAGGTATGCTAACATCATTAATATACACTGGAGACATTACAGAATATGGAGATAAATAATTTAGATCAACTATGTACAATAAAGTGAAAGAAATCCTTTTGACAACAAGCTAAGAAAATAGAATGAAAGAGACAGTAAGTTTAAAAGAAGACATGTGGTTATATCAAAGAGGACTCTAATTTTTAACACACAATATAATTAACAAAAAAGAAGAAGAAATAAAATCAGATATAAGCTAAACAACCACTGAAAACACAGGAAAAGTTGTAATAGACGGAGTAGACAATAAAATACAACATGTATTAGATGAGTTCAGTAATATCACTTAAATAGAGAGTTACAAATTAGATAATCAAGAAAAATACACTTAAAAATCAAAAGTAAAAATTGGTACAGAAAAGGACTTTAAACCTAAAATGTTTGTTTCAACAATTAGTTCATTAAATAATTTAAGATTCAATAATTTCCAAAAAATATATGAAAATAAATTTCCAAATTTTAATTATAAAACTAATGATTAAGTTTCAGAAGAATAATATACAGAAAATGGGGGTTATAGATAAGATAGCTACACAGAAACAGATTTAAATGCATAAGCATGGTCAGGAGACTTAAGATCAACACTAGCAGCTATGAAAGTAAGGTTGGATGGGGCAAGCAATCAAGAAATTTTAGGAAAATATAGATTATTATAAAATAAATTTTTCTCTCAAATCACAGACATATTGATAGAAGGCATGCAAGAAAATTTTTATGATGCACTAGCAGAAATAGGCTCATATACAACATAAGTAAAAGATGCAAATTTTGATAGTAAAAAGACTCAAAAATATTTAGATTTTATAGAAAGTTAAAGAAGAAAGAAAATAGAAATTTCAGAATTTATTAATAAATATAATGAATATTAAATTGAGTTTATGGGTAATCCAGAAGATTCTTAACCAAGGGGTATAGTCAATAATGCTAACCTTTTAGGCCCATACATAAATGCAATCTTATTAAAATCACTAAAGATGACACTATTAGAAAGTAAACACATTAAGATGTTATCAGGATTTAATGATGCAGATATGAAGAAGTTAATCAATGAATTAATATATATAGTAGATACATGTGAATAAGATGCAAGCGCAAACGACGCTCATATCACAGTATGGATGCATGAAATTTTAATGCATGGTTTCAGAAAAGTAGTTAAAGAAAATGAGGCATAAATATATTTAAGAAATGAACCTCAAGAATGTAACATGATTACAGACTGCATGAAGCATCTATTTGGATAGACTAGAAAATTACAAATATGCAGTGGAAGTGGAAAACATAAACAGGTAGAGTTAATAGTAGAATCAAACTCAAAAACTTAAAGTGGCAACCCATAAGAGACCACATTAGGTAATACAATTATATCAATAGTTAGACATTTATGGAAGTTAGTTAAGTCAAAAACAAGTTATAAGAGTACACTTGGTTGTTTCTTAGGAGATGATACTTTGATATTTGGATCTATCTTATTAAGCAACTACAAATCATAAGTATTTGGCTAACCAAATAATGTCATTTAAAAACCTGAAGATAATAATTTAATCAAAGAAGTGAAACCTATGTAATATGATGATTTATAATGTGTTAACTTTTTATCAAAGTATTTATAAGTTAAAGATGGTAAGATAATTGGTATTTCAAGAATGGTTACTAAGATGTTTTTAAACGCATTTGTATACTGCGTTCCAGCACAATACCAATTAGCACACTTAAAGTATCAGTATATATAACAAAGATATTATAATTTATAATTACAATTAAAAATGTCCGTATTTGATGCAGCAAAGAAATGTAAACATATGAGTATATTTCCATAACTCATGAGGTTTAAGGACAAAGTTATTTTTTATATGAATTATTACAAAGAAATAGCAAATAAATTTCATTTAAAATTAAAAACAAAAACATTAATTAAGAATTAAGTAGAAGCAGAGAGTAAATAAGATACACATTTTTATGACATAAGAATTATGAATGCAGAATTTGAAAATATGAAATATACCAATGATTAAGAGAAAATTTTAGAATCATTAAGATAGAATCATAGATATAAATTATGAAAAATCATTAGTTATTAATATGTATTAGAAATTATGGCGGGTAATAATGATATTATTTATAGTAATGAAATAAAGCTATTATAATATCCCAGAACCTACGTTTCTAAATACTGAACATTAGTTTTGATAGTCAAAAATAAAAATTAATACTAGAAAAACAAAAATTTTAGCTACCTGGAGGAGTACCAGGAAGGTCACACACATAATAAAAACAATAGTTCTTGGCACGCAGACCTTTAAAGCGTTTAATATTATTACAACCAACACTTTACAAATAACAGTTAGAACCCCTGTTATCCAAAGTCCCCAAAAATATGCCA